GGCATATTACACCTCTTTCTCTATAGTGTATGTTTTTGGGTACAAAAATAACAGCCAGCGTGGAACGGGTGTTCCGCTTGCGTAGCTGCTCCGAGAATGATACAATATGCTTGTCTAGGGCTTCTGTATCATTCGGGAGCTTGCCGCCTTGCTTTGGTAGAGCAGGGCGGTATTTAGTTTGACAAAAGTGTAAATGTAACATATAATACACTTAACGAGGCAGCCGGAAGGTGAGTGCACTTCACCCGACCCGGCGAATTTAATACTTAGTTATCAAGAGATAGCCGTTCCTAAACTTTGACGAGAGCAGGACGGCTATTTCTTATGTCTTCGTTGGGTATCTATGTAAGTCAGTATCGCCACCAACATGATGACGAAAGTAAATAAGTCATTCCATGAAACCATAATAATCATCCTTTCCGTGAGACTCGGATCAGATGAGAGCACGTCCTCCAGCTGCCTGGGTAAGTGTATTATATTGTCAAGGTACCCGCTCTGGCGTTGGTAGAGCCGGAAACTTTACATTAATTTGATTAGTGAAAAAGTATAGTAAATTGCGATCGCAATGTTTGATACTCCCGCAAAAAATAACATTATTAAAAGTAAAATTGAATCAAAAAATATCCAAGATATTATGGAAAGAAACAAAATTATGATTCCAACCAATATGTTACTTAAATAAATTCGCTCGTGTTTAGAGTCCTTAAATCGCTGCTTTACGAGGTCATTTTTTGGCACTGCTAAGTAAATGGTAAGTATGGTTATAAGAACACCGATTAATGACGTATTGATGGACACTAACGAGGTGATTTTGTCCGAACCAATATCTGTAAAGGTGTGCTTTAAGTTGACAATATAAGCTATAAGAGAGAATATAGCAGGGAAAATAATACATGAATGATATTTGATAAAACCTCTTACATTTCGCACTTTATAACCTCCTCTTACTTCTATTGTTCTATTGATAATGAATCAGATAACTTTTTCTTTATTATATCATAATTAGATATGGAATTCTCTGATAAATCAAAATTGGTACAATGAGTAAAAAGTGTTCCTATAAAATCTAAAGTTTCTTCAAAACCAGAATCATTCTGACCAATCAGTTTCAAACTTTTAAAAGCGTCCTTGTCATTATTATAACGATCGCATATATTGTCTATTACACTATTTGAGTTGGACGGTGATAATTTTATATCAATTGAAAAAGAATCGTATTTAATTCCGCCTAATTCATCTGCAAGTGAATCTATATTATATTTTGACATAGAATTTGGGGCAAATGATACAGATAACTTTTGGTTTTTGCGTATCTTTTTAGCGGTTTTCTTAATATCCTTTATTCGTTCTGGAGCAATAAAAAACTCTAGTGTATTGTGGGATAATTGCCAAATTCCAGCTGACAATATTTGACCGAGTTTCGTGATACTTTTGTGCTGAATAGCTGCCATTCTATTTTTCGAGCAATCAATAAAGAAAAAGGTATAAACTTCTAACTGTGTATCTGGAGAAACGGAAGAATAGGGTTCCGTTTCATTGGTGTGTTTATTTCGAGTTTGAAGAAAGCTTCCAACACGTAATTCATTTTCTTTTGCGCATTTACCAAAAATATAATTATCTTCGATTTCTAGGATATCGATGGTGTAAACTTCTTTGTCATAATTTATATTGTGACTTGATCCGGTTGTAAAAACAGTTTTAAGTAAATCAAAAGTAGATTTTTGAGTAATGCCATTGTTTGAAAGGCATGGTTGCGGCTTAAATTGATAAAATTTAATGATTTTTGTAATGCTACCCATATGTACCTCCAATAAAACAAACATCAGTTCTAAAAAAGATGTTTTTTTTATTAGATTAGAATATAAAAGATATTATCATTCCAATATCAGATTGATGATCTGATAACAGTATCAAGATATATTCTATTTAGATGAGGTTTTGATAATTCCTAAAGTTTTTAAATCCTCAACATTGTATAAAAATTTTTCTCCGTCCCATTTGTAATGCAATTCTGTTCCATAAATTACATTTATTTGTGGAGATGAGGGAATATCTTTTAAGTAATAAGATGGTACCATTCCATCCAGACTATCAGATGAATCTCCAGAAATATAAATCATATCACTTTTATCAGTGGAAAAGTCTACATTATAATATTTTGAGAGATCTTTCTCACTCATCCACAGAGAAGATACAGTAATTTTGCAATCGATTTCGCAAATATACCCGTTTTCTTTAAAACTACCTGTAATTGTAGCTTTGCCCGGGGAAATCGCTGTAACAACTCCCTTTTTTGAAACTGTAGCAATTGACGAATTGGAAGATTTCCAAGTTATTTTCTTGTTTGTTCCAGCAATTTTTAATTGGACAGTTTCTCCCGAGGACAGTGTTTTCTTGTCATAATTGATTACTGCTATAGGCTCATCATAAAGTGAATCGTTTTTACTATTAGAATTTATATCTTTATCGTATATTATGTCTTCTCCATATATTACATCAACTTCTGTTTTATATTTTTTCTTCCCAATGGTTGCTGTAATAACTACATTTCCACCCTTTTTTCCAGTTACTACACCTTTACTATTAACAGATGCTATTTTTGGATTGGAAGATTTCCATTTTACCTTTGAACTGTTTTTATGACCAACGACATATAGTGGCAAGGTTTCTCCTCGTTGGATTTCATAATAGACATCAGCATTGATTACATAATGTTTTTGAGCAGCAGAAGCTGTTGAAGGTTGAATTGAGCACATTATAAGGACAAGTGCAATTAAAAGAATTTTAAACTTTTTCATAATATAAGCCCCTTTCTAATTGTTATTTATATAATTCAAGCACACCAAGTGGCTCAAAATATATCAAATAGTTGTTCTGTTTAGTATATAAACCATACTTTTCGTGAAAATAGTCCAAGCATTCTTGCAAAAATTCTTCTGTTACTTCCAGATGTTCTGCAATTTCATATCTGCTTCTGCATCCGCATTTATATGAATCAATCAGATCATTAAGAGAGAGTAGTTTGTGGTATGCCCAGATCCGGGCGCGCCGTTCCTGCTTTCGGTTTGCAGTGGCGGTCTGATCCATAATATTCCCGACTGTTGTGTAGTGGTGTCCAAGTTCTTCGGCAAGCACACATTTCTTTTCTGTTTCAATCATATCTTCTTTGATTGCAATACGATTACCTTTTATCCGCCCCTTATTGGCTCGGAGTGGCTTTTCTTTTGTGATTAAGCAATTATTGTCTGCTTCTATTAGTAAATCATTGTATGTAAGCAAATATATCACCTCAAAGTAATCTTACAGAAAATAATGTCCTATAAAAAGGACTGTTAGAATTGCTCGTTGTTCATAAGGTCATCATCGTGTTTCTGATCATCACTGGATGAATTATCAATGTGATGAGCTGCGTTAGGAAGTGCAAAAAAGTCATCTGCCTTCATATAATCTTGCCATTTACCATTCTTATAGATTTGAACATATCCATTTTCTGGAATCAGTGATATTTGCCCTTCTACAAGTCTGGAATCTCGGCGGTATTCTCTGTCAATAACTTCTGATACATATTTTTGACTATCGCTATTAAGAGCGCGATATTTTTTAATCATATTTTTTTCTGGTAAAGAGAGGTCATCATCTGATGCGTTCAAAAGATAATTTGGTGTGATTCCCAACACTCCACATAGTAATTCTATTGTATCTGGATCGGGTCTATTTTTGTCGTTTTCCCAATCACTGATGGAGTTATGCTTTGCCCCGACTTCTGTAGCTAATTCCTTTTGAGTCATTCTTTTGGCATTTCGTGATTGTCGTAATTTTTCTCCAAATGTCATTAAAATCACCTCTTTCATTTATATAAGCAAGTATATCATTACGTTTCGAATTTGTAAATGAAAATTCCGAAAAAGTCGAAAAAACATATTGACACTTCGAAATAATCGTAGTAGTATAATAACAACTTCGAAAATATCGACATGAAAGGAGGAACTTCGAATTTGGAAGTTGGAATGAAAATCAAAGAGTATTTGGATACAAATGGAATTTCTCAAGCACATGTTGGAAGGGAGGCTGATATAAATTTGGTCAAGTTGAACATGGCGCTAAATGGAAAAAGGAGAATGACATTTGATGAGTATTCAGCGATTTGTTATGTGTTAGGTTTAAATACGGATTATTTTCTGAAGCCACGCATGCCGGACAAAAAATAAGAGGGGAGATGATCAAACAATGAGTAAGAAGAAATCTGAAAACGGAAAAGTTCTTATTTCAGAACGGATAATTAACATTGGCGAATTAGAAGCCTTTATCAGAAGCGCATACATGGACACCGTAAGAGCCCGGACATTAGTGGAAGACGGGAGAGCGGATACAGAGCAAATATTGAGCTATCTGCAATCAATCCAGTTGGCACTTTTAAATGCAAAGGATTTTAACTTCTTTCTTGAAAGAAGAAAAGTCATTGTGAATAGCCATCCACATCGGGATTAACAGTCTGCTTGAATTCATTGAGATAGTGGCAACCAGTTGGGTATGGACAGCGCATGAGGACGTAGTTTTTACTCTGTTTGTTCATAGGTAGCCTACTGTTTTCAATGATAGGACAAGTAGAACGTTGAAAAGTAATTTCAGTTGATGAATCTTGAATTTTGTAATAGCCAGTCAGTGTAATAATTTCATCCCAATAAGGGCATTTAATGGTTTTACCGCAGGTGGTAAGTGTCATGGAATGTAATCTCCTTTTGAGTGATAAAAATAGATTAACATTTTCAAAATAAAAATTCAAGTGTTCAAAATGTGAATGAATTGTATTTAAGAAAGGAGATGAGAGAGTGTGGATTTCAAGAAAAAGATGGAAGGTGCTTGAAAAAAGAATTGCTGACCTTGAAAAGCAAGTTCAAAGCCAGCAGAAATGTATTATACATCCTTCAATAATTGCTGACTGTTTGAGTCAGAGGGTTCAAGAACGCATGTCAGCAATAAGACGAATGCATATGAAGGAGACATACACAGACGAACAGAAATCGCCATCAACGAATGAGGTCCAGTTAGCTATGGATTGCACAACACAGCACATTAGAGAGTTTTTGGCACAATCGACAAACGGAGAGATCGCGGATCTGGGAAAAGTGTGCGGTAACTGTGAGATATGGGAAGCAGGAAGATGTAAAGATTTTGACTGGCTCAAAAACCTTGATCCGATCATAAGCCAGTCAAGCGTAAAAATATCGGTGTGCAATGCAGGGGACACTAATCGTGGATAGCAACAGGAAGACTGTTATACGCGGAACATCCACCATATTGATCTTTTAAATCAGGTGGACATTCATCACACATGGGACATTCATACGACATTTTCTTGTAGTTTTTCTGTAGAGTTCCCATAACAGGTACATAACAATAGTCGACCGATATCTGTTGGGATCGTTTGGTATAAGGACAATTTACATCAATTATTTTGATCATCCGGAATATCTCCTTTCATAATACTCGGACGCGGCAACGTCCTGTAAGGAGATTATATCACAAATGGAAGATTCAGAAAATTAAGAACCGCGTACAGGCACAGTTAATAACCTATTAACAGGAGGTGGGCTTATGGCAAGATATCCAAAGAAAGCTACATATAGAACCTTTGTGATCGATTCTAAAACCGGTGAATGGAAACAAATTGATCCCAAGGATATACCTCAGAACAAAATTGATGAGTTGTGTGACAAGTTTGCGCTTGGCGCAGGTTATAAGCGCGTAGAGTAGCCACTGCGGTGGCTGTGCGGACAAGCTAAAGGAGAAAAGCAGATGAGAAACAAAGTATTTACAGCCGGAGTTGCGGTTATGGTGATTGTCGGTGCAGTTATAACATTTGCAGCATACACATTGGAGCGGCTGGAAAGTGAACGTCGTGAAACTGAGCGTCGTATACAGCAGCTACGGAAAGTCAGGAAAGGAGAAAAATGCACATCAGTGAAATAAAGCGTATGTATCCGCAATATCCGAATGAAGCTTCGAATCTCACGTACCCGCGAAAGGAAAAGAAAAATGATGGGGATTTCAAGGAAGTGTTGGATGTGGAAATAAAAAAGATGGAATCAGCCGACCAAAGCAATGATTCCATCTAATTGGGGGGGGTGTTTCTCTCTCGGGAAACAAAAGAAAAATAAGCATTAAAAATGCTATGCTATTATTTTACAAAAAATATATTTAATGTGCAAGTGGAAAATATGAATTTAAGTCAGATTGAATCCCTTGTAAGTGCGTATTTGCACTGCAAGGATGCAGAAAAGATTCTGAATAATGCAGGATCATTTATTTACACAGAGGCAGCGTGTCCACTTATGGACGAACCGATGGAGCAGATCTATGCGGTGCTGATAGACGGGCAGGATGATGAGACAGCGGACTGGATCTATGATCTGCTGCAAAAAGGTGAAGCAAAGGCAATCTATGATCTGCTGCAAAAAGGTGAAGCAAAGGCAATCTATGATCTGCTGCAGGAAGGAGCCGACAATGGAAACGATCCCGGATAATTATGATTTCTTCCGGATGCATGAGGATGAGCAGGACAAATGGCTGGAACAACGGCCGGTGTGTGTCTGCTGCGGTGATCATATTCAGGATGATTATTGTTATGACGTTGGCGGAGAAATCTACTGTGAAGATTGTATGGTTTCATGCTTCCGGAAGGTGGTGTGATGTATTACAGACCCTGCCCCTATTGTGGGGCACATCTTGATCCGGGTGAATCATGTGACTGCCTGGAAAAGAAAAAGGAGAACAATAAAAACATCCTTGCAGCATATAGAAGTGGCAGGGATGGACAGATGGAAATGAAGTTGGAGGATATGATGTATGGCACTTAAATCGTGGGAAGAAATGCGCAAAATTGACGTAACTCCATATTGCCAGGAACGGGATGGAATGACGTATCTCAATTGGGCAAAATGTATTGATTTGCTGCATGAGAATGGTGCAAAGAAAGTTTACTGGGTGCCAATTCCGGATGAGGGAACGGGAAGTTCTTTGCGTATGGTTTCAAAAGATTTCACAGATAGCAAAGGAAATACAAACCGATGCTATGAGACACGGATACATGTCGTTATTGATGAAAATGAGTATGAAATGCAGTCACCGGTGATGAATGGCTCCAATCCGGTCAAGGATAATTCCATGAGCCAGCAGAGGGTATGGAACAGTATGTGCCGGTCCTTTGTAAAGTGTGTGGCAATTCATACGGGGCTTGGATTTAACCTGTGGCTCAAAGAAGAAATGCAGCCTTTTAACAACATCATTCCTCGGAATGAGGAGAAGCCGAGCCCGGCAAATATTAAGATACTGAAAGACCTGTGCATCAAACATAAGGTGAATCTTGAATACTGGATCACGAGCAACGGAAAGACTTGGGACAGTTTATCAGCAGAAGATGTTGGTACAATGCTGAACAGTCTGAAATCGAAGTATGGTGATGACTGATGTATACGATGGTAGATGTGAAGCAGTACCGGGAAAACAGTGATGGAACAGATCTTGTTGTTTCTGTTCCGGGAATGAAACTTGGGGGTCTGCTCCAGAGAAAGAAGATCAAGAATGCAGAGATCCGCTTTGATGATGGGCGGCATATCTCTGCGGAGCAGAGGAAGAAAGCATATGCAACGATCCGGGATATTGCAGACTGGACAGGCTATCCACCAGAAGAAATGAAGGAACGGATGAAGTATGAGCATATGATCCGTACAGGAGATCCTTATTTCAGCCTTTCTAACTGTTCGATGGATACCGCGCGGGAGTTTATCAATACGATCTTGGAATTTGCTTTAGAGTGGGGAATCCCACTTTCAGACAATGCGATTGACCGGACGGATGATATCGGGCGGTATCTGTATTACTGCCTAATGCATAAAAAGTGTGCCATCTGCGGCAAGGATGGGGAAATCCATCATGAAGATGCAATCGGTATGGGAAATAACCGCCGGAAGGTGGATGATTCGGGTTATAAGAAGATCTGCCTGTGCAGGGAGCACCATACGATTGCTCACCAGATGGGAGTGATCCGGTTCCGGCAGATGTATAAGGTGTATGGAATTGTTGTGAAGGCGGAATGAAAATGACATTTGAAAGGTGGCGAGAAGTGCTGATTCGGGAGGTGGAGTGATTGGATGGCAACTACATAAAGCTGAGCCGCGGGCTACTGGAATGGGAATGGTACACAGATATCAATACAACCCGGCTGTTTATCCATATGCTTCTGAAAGCCAACTGGAAGGATGGAAATTTCAAAGGGACAACGGTTCCACGTGGATCGTTTGTCTCATCCATCGGGAAGCTGTCGGGCGAAACAGGGCTTACGGAGCGCGAAATCCGCACCGCAATTTCACATCTGAAAAAGACAGGCGAAGTGACAAGCAAAACGACAAACAAATTTACTGTATTTACAGTGGTTAAGTACGATTTGTACCAGACAACCGACAAGCAAAATGACAGGCAACCGACAGGCAACCGACATTCTAACGACATTCAAACGACAACAATAGAAGAAAAGAAAGAAGGGAAGAAGGAAAGAAACACACCCCCTATATCCCCCGTGGAACGGTTTGCAGATTTTGCCGCAGCCTATCCGAAAACCTGCACTGGTTATCTGGCAGAGACGGAATACTGCAATGCGGTTGATGCCGGAGTGTCGGAAGCTGGCCTGATTGCAGCGGCAGAGAATTATGCTATTGCCTGCCAGCGGAAAAAGACACCAGCCCGGTACATCAAGAACCCGGAGAACTTTTTGAAAGAAAACCTGTTTATGCAATACCTGGAAGGAGTGGATGATGGACCAGCAGATGAAAAACATGATCAACGGAATACTGGAGCGCGTGAAAAATCGCTCAACGAACTGCTTGAAGAACGCGGATGTTCCGGATGTTTCGAAGGGTTCTGATGTGTGCCCCGTCTGCAAGGGCAGCGAATGGATTCTGACCGAAAAGGACGGTATTGAAACAGCCGTGCCGTGTAAGTGCCGGGAGCGTGCGATCATGTTGCGGCGGCTGCGGTTTGCGGATATCCCGGAAGCATTTAGGGGAATGGAACTGAAAACATTTCGGATGGATGTGTACCGGGAGCGGGACAGCAGGAAGAAAGTGTCGGATGCCTGCCGGATCATAAAAGCGTACCTCGGGGATTTTGAGAACCAGAGGGAGCAGGGGATGGGACTGTTTATCTGGTCCCGGACAAAGGGCAGTGGGAAAACAAGGATTGCGGCAGGGATTGCAAACGAGCTGATGAAAAGCTACGCAGTCAAATTTGCGGTATCACTGACCATCCTGCAGGAAATCAAGAATACATGGCGGCGGGACGCGGAATACAGTGAGAGCCGTTTGCTGGATGCACTCTGCACCACAGATATCCTGGTCATTGATGATTTCGGAGTGGAACGGCCGGCAGACTGGATCAATGACAAGCTGTACCAGATCATCAATGAGCGTTATATAAACCGGAAAGTGACGATTTTCACAAGTAATGAATCTCTGGAAACGCTGCAGTACGATGATCGCATCACGAACCGGATCAAGGAGCGAACCTACCAGATCGCATTCCCGGAAGAAAGCGTGCGGGATCATATCGCAGAGCTGCATCAGGAGGACATGATCCGGAAGCTGATGGACGGTTGAAACACCAGCGAAAGCAAAAGAAACCATTGCAAGTGCGGAATTATAGTTATCACAAAAGCCATGTTCTTAACTTGCCGACACCGGGGCGGCAATCGCCCCATTACCAAAAGGGGTGAGAGAAATGCATAAAAGCAATAAGGACAAACGTCTGGAGCGTGAAAATATAAAGCTGATCGGGCAGATCCAAGGATACGAAGATTCCAAGCCGGAATATCGGGACCCGAAAGCATACAAGAAATTTAAGGCAGAGCCTACTTACTACGGCAGTGGCAGGATTTGCAGCTATGGGGACAAGACGAAAGTCTGTGATCCGAGTTGCAGATTTTGGAACACCTGTGTAAAAGGGAGGAATGCTGGAAAGGAGAATAAATGCACAGAGTAACACAAAGGGCGCAACTGATACCGACGAGCGTATACCGCAAGGAACTTGCAAAGGCACGCCTTGGGGATAATGTTGCGAATCACATGGGATATATATTTACAGCAATCCTGTATGACAAGTTTGATATGACATTTAAGCAGGTTACGAACTTTTATAGTAAGACAGTTGAGCGTCGGATGGCATGGCAGGACGATGATAACGAAGAAGTCACAAACGAAAGCATGATGCAGTATTGCGCGAAAAAGAAAATTGATGTGGTCAAGTGGGTGAAGTCGATTCCGATGCCACAGAAGCTTTACATGGCGGATATTCAGAAAGGGCGAGCAGTGCTTGGTGCAGATCGGAACATCGAGAGTGCACTTGCATCAACGATGTATCTGACAATCCCGACATTGAAAGAGTCATATCGATTCTCGAATGCCAAGATCGAGGAATTTATGAAGTGGGTTGCCTATTACATTGATTTCTACTGGAGAAAACAGCCGAAGAGCAAAGAACACTATCTGTCCGATGCGATCATCCGGCAGACATTTATCGAGGATGAGCATTGGGACATTGTTACAGGAAAGAAGGTGGGGTAAAAAATGGGAGTTTTGCTTGCATTATCAACCATATTTATATGGGGTCGGCTGGTTAATATTGATTGCGACCTAAAAGATATCAGCGAAGAACTGAAAAAGATGAACGAAAGGAGAAATGATGGAAAATAGATACTTATTTCGTGGCAAGCGGATTGATAATGGGGAATGGGTGGAAGGATATCTGTCATACCCATTTTGCACGAAAAAGGGCAACGAAAGTTATTATTTCTACGCAAAGGATAGTTTGGGTTTCTTCTGCCGATGTGTTGTAGATGCATCCACCATCTGCCAGTGCACTGGACTTAAGGATAAGAACGGCAAGCTGATCTGGGAGAATGACATTTTGATGTGTCATGGAAACTCGGAAGACCTTGTGAAAGCCGTTTTTGGAGAATTTAATGTAATCAACGCAGAAACACTGGAAGTTATTGACCGTGTTATTGGTTGGCATTATGAGGTTGCTCCAACAGATGCGCTAAGCAAGTGTGAGCCGTTCTGCTTTCCAATGCCACTTACAGAGGAATATGTAAAGACATGCGAAATGGAAGTTGTTGACAATCCGGAACAGGTGTGTCAGAAATGCACATTATGCTACGAGACAGAGGATGACGAATACCTGTGTTGCGCGATCGGGAAGCTTGTGCCAGACGGAGAAAAGCCGGATTAGTGTCCGCTCAGGGAACTGCCGGAGAAGAAAGAGGAACTTTCGGTTGAGGAATACGAGTTTGGCGGACTGGGAAAAGCATTTACATCCGGTTGGAACGCATGCTTAGATGCCATAGAGGGAGGTGTGCATGGGAAAGAGCAGAGCAAGTAAGCTGAACGGCTACCGGAGTGCGGTAAGCCGGCAGAGAAACGATGTGTATAAGTTCAAGCAGAGCAAAGGTAAGAAAAAATAGATTTTGGAAAGGAGCCGAACCTCCGGCCGGGGCAACGATATATCGGGTTCCTTTTGAAAAATGACATATAGAGAATTTTTAGAAACAAAAATTGTACTTGCAACGGAAAGCGGATTTGTTGTGGATCCTGCAGAAGTCAATCAGGTATTGAAACCACACCAGAGAGATGCAGTGATGTGGGCACTAAAAGGTGGCAGGCGTGCACTGTTTGAGAGTTTTGGGCTTGGAAAGACAGTACAGGAAATAGAGTTTTGCCACTTGGCAGCGGAGCATAGTGGTGGCCGTGCGTTAATTGTGTTGCCGCTTGGAGTAAAGCAGGAGTTTACGCATGACGCGGTGGAAGTACTTGGATATGAAAAGCCGGAATACTGCCGGACAATGGAAGAAGTGGAGCAGAGCACAAGCCAGATCGTATTGACAAATTATGAGCGTGTCCGGGATGGAGACATCCGGCCAGACTACTTTGCAGCTACTTCCTTGGATGAAGCCAGTGTTTTAAGGAGTTTCGGCAGCAAGACATATCAGACATTTTTGGATAAATTTAAAAATGTGCAGTATAAACTGGTAGCCACGGCAACACCATCACCAAACAAATACAAGGAACTGATCCATTATGCCGGATATCTGGAAGTGATGGATACAGGGCAGGCATTGACGCGGTTCTTCCAGAGAGACAGCACAAAAGCAAACAATCTGACCTTATATCCAAACATGGAAGATGAGTTTTGGATGTGGGTAAGCAGCTGGGCACTTTTTATCACGAAACCTTCAGATCTCAATCCGGTATATTCTGATGAAGGATATGATCTGCCGCCACTCGATGTGAGATGGCATGAATTACCGGTGCATTATGGCGATACTGCAGATCGGGACGGCCAGATGCAGTTATTTCAGGAAGCTGCCGAGGGATTGAAAGAAGCTGCGGCAGTTAAAAGAGAAAGCATTGACCGCCGTGTAACAGAAATGAAAAGGATTGTGGAAGAATCGCCGGATGATCATTTCTTGTTGTGGCATGATCTGGAAAATGAACGGCATGCAATCAAGAAAGCGTTGCCGGATGTGGTAGATATCTACGGATCTATGGACTATGACCTGCGCGAGCAGAGGGTAATTGATTTTTCGAATGGACGGACAAAGTTGTTTGCTACGAAGAAATCATTGTCCGGATCCGGATGTAACTTTCAGAGATATTGCCACAGGGAGATATTCCTTGGAATTGATTATGAGTTCAACGATTTTATTCAGGCGGTACACCGATGTTACCGCTTTTTACAGAAAGAACCGGTTGTGATCGACATTATCTACATGGAGAACGAGCGGCAGATTAAGGAAGCACTGCTTGAAAAATGGAAGAATCACAATCACATGGTTGCAAAGATGATCGAGATTGTAAAGAAGTATGGTCTTAACTCGGAAAATAAGACACAGCGGTTAGAAAGGAAGATGGGCGTGGAAGGTAGCAGAGAAGAGAGAACAGTGAGAGGAAACCATTATGAAGCGGTATATGGGGATTGTGTAGAGGAAACCCGGGCAATGGAAACAAACAGCATCGATCTGATACATACCTCAATCCCGTTCGGTAACCATTACGAGTACAGTGCCAATTATAACGATTTCGGGCATAACCAGAACACGGACCGGTTCTTTGAACAGATGGATTTTCTCACACCAGAACTGTTCCGGGTGCTTAAGCCTGGGCGCGTGGCTGCAATCCATGTAAAAGATCGTGTGTTGTTTGGTAATGCGACTGGTACCGGAATGCCAACTATCGAACCATTCCACGCGCAGTGCATCAGCCATTATATGAAGCATGGATTTCAGTATTTCGGTATGATCACAGTGGTAACGGATGTGGTACGCGAAAATAATCAGACATACCGCCTTGGATGGTCGGAACAGTGTAAGGATGGCTCCAAAATGGGTGTAGGGTGTCCAGAATACATTTTACTTTTTCGTAAACTTCCAACAGACAGATCTACGGCATATGCGGATGTACCGGTAAAAAAATCAAAAGAAGATTATACCCGCGCACAGTGGCAGATCGATGCACATGGTTATTGGAGATCATCAGGAGATCGGCTAGTCAGCAAAGAAGAATTGAAAGAGTTTCCGGTGGACAGCTTGCAGAGCGTATACAGAGAGTACAGTCGCGGCAATGTGTACGATTATGAAGAACATGTAAAACTGGCTGAAAAACTCGACAAAATGGATAAACTGCCGGCATCGTTTATGGTCGTCGCACCGGGGTCTTGGAATCAATTGGAAGTATGGGATGATATCAACCGCATGCGCACCCTCAACACTACGCAGAGCAGGAAGAGGGCACAGATGCACGTGTGTCCATTACAGTTGGATATCGTGGAGCGGATCATCAACAGATACAGCAATGAGAGGGAATGGGTATATGATCCATTTGGAGGTCTGATGACGGTACCAATGACGGCGATTAAGATGCACCGGAACGGCAAAGGATGTGAGCTAAACCCAGATTATTTCCGGGATGGCGTCGGATATCTGCAGGCTGCAGAGAATGAAGTTGACGAGCCGACATTGTTTGATTTCATGCCGGAGGTGCTGCCATGAAAGATTTAATTATCGATTGCTTCGCTGGCGGCGGTGGGGCGAGTGTGGGAATTGAGATGGCTCTTGGGCGGCCGGTTGATATCGCAATCAATCACGACCCGGATGCCATATTGATGCACAAGACAAACCACCCGGATACGCTGCATCTGACAGAGGATATCTTCAAAGTCGATTTGCAGAAATATGTAAAAGGCCGGCATGTAGCACTGATGTGGGCAAGCCCGGACTGTACAAGCCATTCCAAGGCAAAAGGTGGAAAACCACGGGAGAAAGGACTGAGAATCCTCCCGTGGGCTGTATATAAACATGCCAAAGCAATCCTGCCGGATGTGATTATCATGGAGAATGTGGAAGAAATACAGCAATGGGGTCCTCTTGATGAGAATGGACATCCTATACCGGAGCGTAGGGGAGAGGACTATAAGAAATTTATCACGGCCATGAAATCGCTGGGATATATATTTGATAGCAGGGAGCTGGTAGCTGCTGACTACGGAGCACCGACTACAAGAAAACGCTGGTATGCGATCTTCAGGAGAGATGGGAAGGATATCAGATGGCCAGTTCCTAAATATGGAAAAACTGAATTAAGGAAATGGAGAGAGTGTGGGGATTATATTGACTGGTCAGACCTGGGAAAGTCCATATTTGACAGACCTAAGCCTCTGGCAGATGCAACGATGAAAAGAATTGCAAATGGATATGTGAAATACGTTGTCAACAACCCGAATCCGTACATAGTCAGAAACAAAGAGGCGGTTGCATTTTTGATTCAGTACCACGGAGAGCAGAAAGCAGGAGATTCTCGTGGACAGTTACTGGATGAGCCAATCAAAACGATTGACACCAGCAACAGATATGGCCTCGTAACGGCATTTATTACCAAATTCTATAAAACCGGTATCGGCCAGGGATGTGATGAACCACTTCACACAATTACTACAAGTCCTGGGCACTTTGGACTGATATCTGCCTATTTAATCAAATATTACGGAACTGGTTGTGGTCAGGACCTCCGTGAGCCGCTTGCAACAATCACCACAAAAGACAGATTCGGTCTTGTGAATGTGGTAACGGATATACAAGGTGAAAAGTATATTCTGAAAGATATATTTCTTCGGATGCTAAAACCGGAAGAACTGAAGTTGATGCAGGGCTTTCCGGCAGATTACATCATTGACCATGATTATACCGGTAAGCCTTATCCGATTGCAAAGCAGGTGGCAAGAATCGGGAACAGCGTGGTGCCAATCATGGCTCAGAAGCTTGTAGCTGCAAACTGTCCGTATCTGAAAGTCGGGTCCCGGACACCGAACATGAGAATTGACGAGGAACAGACCGGACAGCTCCGGTTTGCGTAGGAGGTAGAGCATGGATAGATTAACAAAAAGGTCGCATAATGGAACGGCTATCTATAACACACCAAGCGGAGAACCCGTTAAATGGGAAAATAACAGACATAATGTGCTTCAAAAGTTGGCAGATTACGAAGATGCAGAGGAACATGGATTGCTTCTGAAACTGCCATGCAAGGTGGGGAGCACACTTTGGAGTAATGATTTCGGAACGACTTGTCCTTATGAGGTTACTGGATTTTCTTATAAAAATCTGAACGATGATGAAGATGATGACGATTGCGATTACGGAGATGAAATTGTTTTGCATTACCGAAGTTGCGGTGGTGCCATAACTGGGAAATTTGCGGAATCGGAAATTGGCAAAACCATATTCCTCACTCGTGAAGAAGCAGAGAAGAAACTGGAAGAATTGAGAGGTACAGAATGAAACCACTTGAAGCATGGAGAATAATCAGTAGCAATATGAACGAATTGGCAAATATGCGAAATGCACTATATCCGCAGGGCAAGGGATATTCCCAAGAATAAGTGCAAGCCGAGGTTATGTGTTATGAAGCATTGAGGAGAATGGAGGAAGAAAATGAGTGATGTAAAACTTTTGCCGTGTCCGTTCTGCGGTGGAGAAATAAAACTGGATGAAGATGATTTTTATATGTTCTGCTGTGATACCTGCGGTGCAGGAATAACATTCGCACATGAATTAGAGGATGGAACCGCAGAAGATTGCACAAAAGAGGAAAGCATTGAAAGTTGGAACACCCGCAAGCCTATGGAACGGATTGTGGAGCAGTTGGAAGATATATCAAAAGTGTACTGCGAAGAATACCATCAGCAAGAAGGTATATTATGGTTGCAGGATGCAGTAGAGATTGTAAAGCGAGGTGGAGCAGATGAATGAGAATGAAGCAATGAAAGATTTAATAAAACACAGGCAAGGGTCAGCTAGAGAGGTTGAAAGACTGAAAAGTGATGGACGGGACTTCTCACATTTTCAAACATGTGTTGATTCTATTGACATAGCAATCAAAGCACTCGAAGAAATCCAACAGTACAGAGAACTCGGAACTGTTGAAGAACTGCGAGAATCAATGGAAATGAAGCAGAAGTACGAAAAACAATGGATTGATGATATAAACAATCCTCTTGAGCCGCTGAAACTGTCAAGTGCTTTGCAGAGCGAGATTTTTAAGCTCGAATACAGGAAAGCCAATAAGCCGAAAGAAATCAATATTCTTGATTATACGATTATATACGCTTTAAAAGATTGCTTGGAGAGATATTCGGGAATCAGGGAGGAGTAGACATGCAGGAAGTATTTGAGAAGATAAAACAAAGAATTATGATTGCTGCGACGGAAGCTTGCGGATATGCTCCTTTGACAAGAGCCGTGGCGGAGAGTGAGCTGAAAGATATCATGGAACAAATTGCCGCCGAGTACAACAATGGTTGGATTCCATGCAGCGTAGAACTTCCACCACAACCGAAAGAAAATCCAGTGTTTGACAGTAAACCATTGGAATTGTACCTTGTTGATTGTGGAGAAGAGTATTCATTTAGAGCATTTTGGAACGGAAAAGATTTTACAGATGGGTGGAGCAAGTTGAATGTTATCGCATGGCAACCGCTACCAGAGCCATATCAGCCGAAGGGAGATTGAGAAGAATGGCGAATCAGAAATACTGTGATAAATGCGGATACATAAAAGAACAGTGCGAATGCGGGAAAACAAAAACAAACGCTGACCGCATCCGTTCCATGAGTGATGAAGAGCTGGCAGAGAAAATGTTCGAACTTGAGAACAAGGAACTATGTAAGGTAATTCCATTTTGTAAAAGTACAGATGAGTGCACAGATATAATGGACAGCGGGGAACTGATACCGGATGAGTTATGCAAACAGTGCCTGGTTAAATGGCTGCAGTCAGAAGTGGAGGGATAGATATGAAGATTAAAAGTATATTAGGATTTTGCTCTTGTAAAGGGTGCAGAAAAAAATATGATTTTGATATTGAACTTAAGGCAGGAGGTAAGAGAAAAAAATTTAAGCTGTGTGAGGAGCATACTAAAGAACTCATGAGAATTGGAAAGCTGAAAAGTGTAACATTCGAAGAAACGATAAATGTAGAGTAAATAAGCAAATTCGCGTTTGTGAATTGCTAAAAGTGAAGAGGACCTTGATAATTGAATATTGGTGGTTGGAGTGATATGATTATATAAAATAATGACGAAAGGTAGTACAGTAAGTATGAATATAACAATAACAGAACCAGCTGGAACCAGTGGCGAAATAATTATTGGAATATTTACAGCTTGTGTTTCAATAATTACATTTATCGTTGGTGCTATTATAGAAAGTAGGAGAGAAAAAAGAAGATTTAAACAAGAAAAGACTATGCGATTGCTAGATGAAAAAATTATTGCATATCAAAATATGTATGCAGCTATTTTGGAATATAAGTCATATTTTGAACTTTTCATCGATGGTGGAAACGAATATAAGGAAAGTGCAGATGCCAGTGAATTTGCACCACTTGCTTCAAATCAGAAATTTAGAAATGAGTACAATTTATACTCACTGTATTTAAGTGAAGAATTATGTAAGATTTGCCTAAATACATTAGAAAACGGGGAAATTCTTAATAATCTTGCAATTTCTATCCATAGTGATGCTAATATGGAAGATAGCGTAGAACCTAGTTGTATAAATGTTTTAAACAATATCCAGAAATGCATAGACCAGATCAGAGTGGAAATAAATGTATAGCAGTTACCAACCGTCAATATTCGATGGTTGGTATTTTTTTGCGCAAAATTTGAAAGGGGGAATGTACTTGGATGAAAAAGAAATATACGAAATTTGCCAGAGTGTAGATGCATTTATTGCGGACTATCTGGCAGAATCCATTGTTAAGGGGACAAGCTACGATCTTATGGAAGCACACCACGGCATTCTCCCGATCAGTAGAAATTGCTTTTACCGGAGGCGGCGGATTGGGAGAAAGATTATGGAAAAGCGGATGGGGCGGATCGTGGAAGAGAAGAATGGGCAGTTGAGGATGGTGTGGTAGAAATGCTTTATATTGTATGACTAAAATGCTATAATTATAATGTATGATTGCATAGAGAGGGTGGTCCAGAAGTGGACGATATTTTAAAATGAGTAGAGGTGAATTAAATGAATATTCTCATACCAATTGTGAAAAATTTTTACGAAATGAGTGATACCATAAAAGCCGCATTAATATCAGCTATGATTCCCGCTTTGATTTCTATTATTGGATTCATTGCAACTAATAGATCTGTAAAAAGAGATTTTAAGAATGAGATCTTAAAGCAAAGGAACGAAATCGCTTTGAATAAAATGGCAACAATGCCAATGCGTATATTAGAATTGTTGGGAACAATTATTGAAACAGGAGGTCAAAACGAAGAATTAGCAAAAGAATTCGATGGTTTTATGAATGAAGTGTATGCATATGGATCTGAAAATGCAATAGCGCTTATTTCCAAGATACAAAAGGATAATATGTTTTTTGGCGATAATGTCGCTGATAGGAATTTGTATGAATTAATTGCTATGTATATACTGTTAGCCACACAGATAAAATATGATGTCACAGGAATAATCGTTAGTCCGGAAAAGTGGTATGAAATGAGGATGAACGATTATGAAATTAACAGGGAGAAGATGCGATTAGCCAACAATAATGTTGTAAAGATGTTTGAATTAAATAAGCGATTTTACATAAAGAAAATTCGATGATATGATAAGATATTGGAAAGAGAGGTTATCTTTAGTGAGACCTCTCTTTTTTATGCCCTAAATTGGTACAAATCCACTGAATGCCAATGGTAAAATTACTATAGAACAGTAATTGAACAGGGAGGGAGAAGCGTGGAAAAAGAAAACGAACTGAAAAAGGAGTATCTGCGATCATATACACCAGCGGTCAGTGCCGCACGTCGGATAGAAGAAGAAATTGAGCAGTTAAGAGCGGATAAGATGGCACCGGCATTTGTCATGGATGATATGCCACACGCCCATGATCAGAAAGATCTCTCTGACTATGCTGCAAAGTTGGATGAGCTGGAGAGAAAACTTATTAAAGCACGGTATGAGCGCATAGATCTATATGCAGATATATTCGCAGATATTGAGCGTTTAGAGGATGAGACGGAAAAGGCGGTATTGACATACAGATACCTTCGGAGACAAAGTTGGGAAGAAATCTGTGTGAAGATGGGATATCAGTGGGCACAGGTCCATCGGATTCACGCCAGGGCATTGAAACATTTCAATCCGACTGGTGGATATTATGAAATTTTGGTCAAAAAAATGAAAGATGATACACAATGATACACTTATCTGTGGTATGATTGTAGCGTGAAAGAGCGTAAGAGGAAATGATTCCCCTTGCGCTTTTTGTGTCTTTTAACTATCGGGACATCATGAAACACAGGGGTGTCCCACTTCTCCCTAAAAAGAAACAGGCAGGTGATATTATTGGCAAGGAGTCCGAACCAAAAGGCAGAAAAAGCCCGAGAACTGTATAAGGGTGGAATGAAGCTGGTTGAGATTGCAAGTCAACTAGAGGTTCCTGCCGGGACAGTTCGGAGATGGAAAAGTACATACCATTGGGATAGCGAGCAACAAAACGAGCGTTCGGAAAAGAAAAGCGAACGTTCGGAAAGCAAAAAGAGCGTTATGAAAAAAGCTGTAGCTGATGAAGTCAAGCAGGTGATACAGAATACCGACTTGACTGATAAGCAACAGCTTTTTTGCATACATTACATCCGATGCTTCAATGCTACCAAGGCATACCAGAAAGCGTACGGTGTTGATTATGCGACTGCAGCATCCATAGGCTATCGTTTGTTGGAGAAAGATGGAGTAAAACAGGAAATCCATAGGTTGAAACAGGACCGTCTCAACAGAGAGTTCCTAAGTGAATCCGATGTATTCCAGAAGTACATGGACATTGCTTTTGCAGATGTGACTGACTTTGTAGAGTTTGGAAATGAGGATGTGGATGTGATCCTGGACACAGGAGAGCGAAAGACCATCACAGTAAGCCATGTCAATATCAAGAATGATGCGGACGTGGACGGAACGATCATTTCCGAAGTATCCAAGGGTAAGGACGGCGTAAAGGTAAAGCTTGCTGATCGGATGAAAGCCTTACAGTGGCTTACAGATCACATGGATCTTGCCACCGAGAAGCAGAAAGCAGAGATTGCATTACTGAAAGCCAAGGTACAGACAGACGATGGCGAGGAGATTGCAGACGATGGGTTCCTCGATGCTCTGAACGGCACAGCTGCGGAGGATTGGGGCGATGAAGAAAATTAAGAGGATTTTCAAATTCCAACCATTTTCCAAGAAGCAGCGCAAGGTATTGAACTGGTGGTGTGAAGATTCTCCGGTTAAAGATAAGGATGGTATTATCGCCGATGGCGCTATCCGATCCGGAAAGACAGTGAGCATGTCACTTTCGTTTGTTATGTGGGCGATGAGCTCATTTGACGGCGAAAATTTCGGTATGTGCGGCAAGACAATCGGTTCTTTCCGCAGAAATGTATTGTTTTGGCTTAAGCTGATGCTGCGAAGCCGCGGTTATACGGTGGCAGATCACAGGGCTGACAATTTGGTTATCATCACAAAAGGAGATGTGACCAACTATTTCTATATATTTGGCGGCAAAGACGAACGATCACAGGATCTCATTCAGGGTATTACCTTGGCTGGGGTCTTTTTTGATGAAGTTGCGCTGATGCCGGAAAGTTTCGTGAACCAGGCAACCGGGCGATGCTCTGTTGATGGTTCTAAGTACTGGTTCAACTGTAACCCGGACGGACCATACCACTGGTTCAAAACCGACTGGATTGATAAGAGAGAGGAAAAGCATCTGTTGTATTTACATTTTACAATGGATGATAACTTAAGCCTGTCGGAGAAAATCAAGGAACGATACCGCAGCATGTACACTGGTGTTTTCTATCGCCGGTATATTCTGGGACTGTGGGCGATGGCAGAGGGCATTATTTACGATATGTTCGACATTGCCAAGCATGTGATTTCCAGTCTGGCTGATCTGACCAATGCAAATTATTATGTATCCTGTGATTATGGTACGCAGAATGCAACAGTATTTCTGCTGTGGTGTAAAGAACGTTCCGGGCGGTGGGTATGCTGCCGCGAGTATTATTATTCCGGCCGTGATGAAGAAAAACAGAAAACAGATACCGAGTATGCGGATGACCTGGAGAGGTGGCTCGATGGAATAAAGCCAGTCAAAATTGTAATTGATCCATCTGCCGCATCGTTCATAGCAGAATTAAAAAAACGAGGTTATGCAATCAAGAAAGCAAAAAATGACGTACTGGATGGCATCCGATTTGTGGCATCCTTGTTGAATCAGGGAAAAATCGCAATCAGTGATCAGTGCCAGAACACAATTAAAGAATTTGGATCGTACATATGGGATCAGAAAGCATCTGAGCGTGGAGAGGATAAACCGGTGAAGCAGCACGATCATGCAATGGATGCACTGCGGTACTTCTGCTATACGATTATTCGCAAGCCTGGAAGCATCGGCATTTTGAAGTGAGGTAACAATGGATATTGATACAATGAAACAACTGATAAAAAAATATGAACCGGGCCACACAGCATTTGTGACACGGGCGGATATAGCAGAACGGTATTACCGTAATGAGACGGACATCCTGTTTCGGGATAAGCAGAAAGAAAAGGAAAAAGAGGAGGCCGACAATCCACTGCGCAATGCTGACAACCGGATTCCCCGGAACTTTCATGGCCTGATTGTGAACCAGAAAGCATCCTATGCTTTTACCGCACCACCATTGTTTGATATAGGTAGTACATCAAGTAATAAGCGTATTACGGAAACCTTGGGGGATGAGTATGCCAAAAATTGCATGGAATTGTGTGTGAATGCTGCCAATACTTCCATTGGCTGGGTTCACTACTGGACAGGCGATAACGGTTTTGAGTGGGCGGTGGTTCCAAGCGAACAGATTATCCCGGTGTTTGACCGGAGCCTGAAACGCAGGCTGATCGGAGCCATGCGAGTGTATCCGGACATAGATGATGATACCAGCGATAATTACACTGTGTATGAATACTGGACAGATGCGGAGTGCCAGGCATTCCGGCGAAGAACAGGTGATGAACTGGAACTGCTTACCTACTATGATATGTTCATAGATCCGGAGAGTGGTGATATGATAGCGGATTACCGGCATGACTTCGGAGAAGTGCCATTCATCCCGTTTTACAACAACAATATCCATACAGATGATTTGCGCAACATTAAGCCGCTGATAGACGTATATGATAAAGTCTACAGCGGCTTTATCAATGATCTGGATGATATACAGGAATTAATTTTTGTGCTGTCTGGATATGGCGGTGAAGATCTGAATGGATTCCTATCTGATTTAAAAAAGTACAAGACCATTAAGGTAGATGGGGATGAGGGCGGTGCGGTGTCTACGCTGAACATTGAAATTCCGATTGAAGCCCGGAACAGTGTACTGGATGCAACTAGAAAGGCAATCTTCGAGCAGGGACAAGGCTTTGACCCGCAGCCGGAGAACTTTGGTAATCAGTCTGGTGAAGCGCTGAAATTCATGTATTCGCTCTTGGAAATGAAAACTGGATTGATGGAAACAGAGTTCCGACTTGGCTTTGCTCGGCTGGTGCGTGCAATCTGCAAAGCGCTTGGCATTCAGTGCGGTACGATCATCCAGACATGGACCCGTACCTGTATCAAGAATGATACGGAGCAGGCGCAGATTTGCAAGGATTCCGTAGGAATTGTAAGTAAAAAGACGATTCTGAAAAATCATCCGCTTGTGGAAGATGCAGATGAAGAATTGAAGCAGATCGAAAAAGAAGAAAAAGAAGCGCAGGAAAAGGCTGATCTGTATTCTGGAGCATTTACGAATCAAAATAATACGGATGACAAGCAGGACAACCATGAAGATAATATGGGGCAGGATAAATGAAAAATGGTGTATATTGGAAAAAGCGTTTCAAACAGATAGAGGAATCCCAGCATCAGCAAGGCTTGCAGTGCTACGCAGACATTGAAAAACAATATCTTTCGGCACAACGTCAGATAGAAGCGAAAATTAATGCCTGGTATCAGCGTTTTGCAGATAACAATGAAATTTCTTTGGTAGAAGCACGCCGGCTACTAAATTCCAGTGAATTGGATGAACTGAAATGGGATGTCGAGCAGTACATACGGTACGGAAAAGAAAATGCTATCAATGGTCAGTGGATAAAGGAACTAGAAAATGCTTCTGCAAAAGTACACATCAATCGGCTGGAAGCATTGAAACTTCAGATGCAGCAGTCACTGGAAGTAATGTTTGGTAATCAGCTGGACAGTGTGGATTCTGCAATTCGTGATGTATATCAATCGGGGTTTCTTCATACTGCTTATGAGATCCAGAAGGGGATTGGAACTGGATGGAGTTTTGCATCTCCGAATGACCGGTTGATTGATACAGTGGTCCATAAGCCTTGGGCGGCAGACGGGCAAACGTTTTCAGACCGGATCTGGACGAACAAACAGAAGCTGGTCAATGAATTGAACACCACCATGGTACAGAACATAATTACCGGGGCTGATTCGCAGAAGACGATTGATGCCCTGGCACGGAAGATGAATGTATCAAAACAGAACGCGGGCCGCTTGGTTATGACAGAACAGGCGGCTTTTTCCAATGCAGCGCAAAAGGATTGTTTTGCAGAACTTGGGGTGGAGCAGTTTGAGGTGTTAGAGACATTGGATGGTTTCACATGCAGCCTTTGTGGTTCTATGGACGGGCAACATTTTCCAATGAGCCAGTATGAAATTGGTGTGACAGCTCCGCCGTTCCATCCGAACTGCCGTGGGTGTACCTGTCCATACTTCGAAGATGATTTTGGAGTGTCGGGAGAACGTGCAGCGCGTGGTGAAGATGGAAAAACATATTATGTACCGGGCAATATGACATATGAAGAGTGGAAATCCTCTTTTGCAGATGGTAACAATGCAGCGAAAGACCGGTTGGGGATTATCACAAACAATAATAAAAGCAACCCGAACTATTATGATTTCAAGGGTAAAAATGTGGATACGGTCGAGTCGGAAATCTGCAAGTTCGACCATGAGGTTGGAATTATATTTGACAATGGGAAAGCGGTAAATTGCCAGTTGGGAAATGAGGATACTATAGAATTTACGAAGTATCAGCTTAAAATGATGAAAGGAAAAGATGTTACTCATAATCATCCATTGAGTACGCCGCCGTCCCCAGAAGATCTGTATCTGCTGGTAAATTATAAAGTCAAAAGTTTCAGAACCTGTGGGGAAAACGGTACATATGTGTTAGAATATAATGAACAGGTAGAAAAACTTCCAGATTTCAAGACATTTAGTGATACATATGACGAAATTATATATGAATTACAAGATAAATATTATGATGAAGTGAAACATGGGATGAAAAAAGAGGATGCGATCATATTACTTGGAGAGGCTGCTTGGGAAAGATTGTATGAAATATATAATGTCAAACCTAGATTTGAAAGGCGGTAATTGTCATGAGCAAATATAAACCATATGAAATAGATAGATATAAGCTGAATCTGTTTTGCGTATGTTTGAACTGCAGTAAATACAGAGGCTCAAGAAACGATTTTTCAAAATATTGTGATGCTTATCCCAAAAATCTTCCATCTGAAATTTGGAATGGAAAAAATGTAAAATGTCCGCATTTTGAAGAAAAGTAGGGGTGATAGTATGGTGAAACTTATAAAAACATTAGATGTTCAAAACGCATCATTGAATGTGATCACAGCTGGCAGACGATTTCCGCTTGCACAATTTGCTGGGAAAATAGAGATCACAGAGCACCAGAGTATGACACCTGTCCTTGGGAGAAGATGCAAAGGTGAAAAGAAAATCTATGCATCCTTTATTTTATGCCAGAATATTGAGTATCAGTCAGATGATACATTTAATACCGGAAAAGTATATGAAGCAGTCGGAGATGTGCAGGGAGAGCAGTCTTGTGAAAGATTGATCTTCTCAGGACTTCGCTTTGAAGATATGGATCCGTTGGAAGGAACAGTAACACTTGAAGTGACTGATTTGGAACTGATCCGGAAAATGATAGAAATGTAAAATTGAAAGTTACCACCAGTCAGAAATGATATGGTGGTATTTTCATACCCAAAATCAATAATAACAGGGCAACCGGAAATCTATGAACCGAACAGCGCAGAGGTGACGCTAAGTAAGTTTCTCCGGCAGTCCTGTTTTTATATTGTCCGAAAGCCTTATGACGTTTAAACTGCGGCAATTTGCCCTTATGCATGGCATCAAAACTGCATACTGCTGTGGAGACACCACGCTTAAAAACGGTGCAGGAAAGGAAACTATGGAATTTTTAAAAGACATTTTAGGCGAGGATCTCTATAAGCAGGTGTCTGATACCGTCAATGCCTATAACGGAAAGCCGGAGAATAAGGAGAAGCAGGTGAAAATCGCAGACCTTGGATCTGGTCAGTATGTTGACAAAGGTAAGTATGATACCGCCGTGGCAGAAAAAGAGAATCTTGCCGGTCAGATTAAAACGCTTAATACAACAATCGGGGATCTGAAAAAGAACAATGCAGACAATGAGACATTACAGAACACCATTGCGGATCTGCAGACGAAGTTAAAAGATCAGCAGACAGCCAATGACCAGATCTCAAAGACCTATGCGCTGAAAGATTCCCTCACAAAGCAGGGCGTACTTGATCCGGATTATCTGATCTACAAAGCTGGTGGACTTGACAAGTTCACATTTGACAAAGAGGGTAAGCCGGTCGGCGTAGAGGAAGCAGTAAAGCCGTACAAAGAAGATAAGACAATGGCACATCTGTTCAAACAGGAACAGCCGAAGCCACCGTATCATCCACAGGGTGGCACCGGCGGCGCAGGAACTGCGAACCCATTTGCGAAAGAGACGTTCAATCTGACCAAACAGGGTGAACTTTTAAAATCCAATCCGGAGCAGGCAAAGGCACTGGCCGCAGCCGCCGGAGTAACATTATAACAGTATGAAAGGAAGATGATTTATGGCAATTACAAAAATTGCAGACGTGATCGTACCGGAGCTTTTTAACCGGTATGTAATCAACAGAACAATGGAGTTGTCCGCGTTTTTCCGGTCTGGAATCGTGGTAAACAGCCCGGAATTTGACACACTGGCAAGTGAAGCGGCCAGAACACACAATATGCCGTTCTTTGAGGATCTGAATGGAGAATCGGAACCAACACTTGAGGATGTGAAGATGACACCGGCAAAGATCGGTTCGAACAAAGATGTATCTACCACAATTCTTAGGCAGAAGATGTGGGCTGCTACAAATCTTTCCGCGGCATTGGCTGGAGCTGATCCAATGAAAGCAATCGGTGATCTGGTAGCTGGTTACTGGGCGAGAGATATGCAGAAAGAGTTGATCGCGATCCTGTCCGGCGTGTTTGGAACAACAACCGAGGACCCGGTTGGTACTCCAAAGCAGACAACAAGAATGGCAGATCATATTCTTGATCTGACAGCGGGAAAATCGGAACCTGCCAAATTGATCAGCGCATCCGCATTTATTGATGCGTGCCAGCTTCTTGGGGATGCACAGGCACAGCTTTCCGGTGTTGCAATGCATTCCGCTACGAAATCTTTTCTGAAAAAGCTGAACCTGATCGAGACAGAACGTGATTCTACGGATGTGGAGTTTGATACTTATCAGGGTAGACGCGTGACAGTGGATGATGAATGTCCGGTAACAGGGGAGGGTATCTATACTACATATCTGTTTGGTAATGGAGCAATCGCATATGGAAATGGATCTCCGGTTGGCCATGTGGCAACAGAAGTGGACCGTGATAAGCAGACCGGTGGTGGTATTGATTACCTGATCAACCGAAAAGCGTTTATCCTCCATCCAAGAGGAATTGCATACACCGGGGCAAAGCGTGACCACGTAGAGACTCCGACAAGAGCAGAGCTTGCTATGGCAGAGAATTGGAAGCCGGTATATGAGCCGAAGCAGCTTAGAATCGTAGCAATCAAGCATAAGATCGGATAGCCTATGGAGCTGGCAAAGTTAAAAGCACTACTTGGAATTGAGGGTGATTCTAAGGATGTGGTGCTTGAATTTGTCATTGCAGATGTGGAAGAAATCATTAAGAATTACTGTCATGTGGAGGAAATGCCGGATGGGTTACAAAACACCGGCTACCGCATGGCGATGGATCTGTATCGGAATGAGAATATTGGAAGTGAGACGGGAGCTGTTGGTTCTGTCTCCTCAATTTCCGAGGGCGATACTTCTACATCATTCCGTCAGTATGTGGATGATAATTTCAAGGATACAGTGCTGAAAAATTATAAATCTTCATTGAACCGATACAGAAAGGTGGCATGGAAATGATCGCGGATGCAATCAAACAGGCACAGGCACTTGCAAGGGAAGCGCAGGAAGCCACATATGATGGCAGATGTACGGTTATGGAGCATCAGAAATTGAAAGATCCAAAAACCAGAATTACAACAGAAAAAGATGTGGTGGTATTGGAAGATGAACCATGCCGCTTATCATATTCCAGCGTCAGTGCAGTGGATCAGACGGAATCAGCTGCAAAGACCGCACAGGTCACAAAGCTGTTTTTATCTCCGGACGTGCAGATCAAGCCGGGAGCAAAGATTACAGTAACACAGGCTAGTGTGACACAAAACTATAAATGCGGCGGTGTGGCAGCAGTATATTCGACGCATCAGGAGATTGTGTTGCAATTATCAGAGAGGTATGCATGATGGGAATGGGAAGCGTGGATATGCGGGAGTTGGTAAAGCTTCAGGAGAATCTTAAAAAACTGGAGGATGAAGCAAAACGGCAGCAGTTTTGTGAAGCAAGTGCGAAGAAATTTGCTG